GAAAATCCCGTAGAAGTAACAGATTACATATTTAATGGAATTTGGCAAAATAATGACTGTTCTAACCATGTGTTGGAACACTTAGCCATTAAATATGATGTTAAAATTGCTATAACAATTAAAAATTCTACAACCAATCGTGATTCTTTAATGATAATTAATGATAATGCTAAAAATGAAATTGCACTACAATTTGAACATCAACATTTTTCATTGAAAGGCGGCTCACGACATAAATTTCCAGCTCTTATTGAGTTTATTAACAACAATGCATTGGTTGCCGAAGATTATAATAAGAATGACAATAGACCTAAGGCCATAATTGAGTTGTCTGCCGCTCCCGGTTTTCTTTTAGAACAATTAGCTCTTCATTTTTCTAATAATAATGTTAAAATTATAGGCATGCATTACACCAAAGGTATACCGCTTAAAAAGAAAACTGATCATCTGTCGTATGAGATCATTGGATATGATTCTTTTAGATCATTATTTGAACAACTTAAAGTACTAGCACGTAAATACAACATTGTATTAATGATATCCGACGCCGCTAAGAGCGTTGGTTCCGAATTGATCGTTGATGAAATGGTCGACAATGTTGCAAAATTATATTCTAGTACTTTCTCACCGATTTTCTTATGCAAGACTTTTGGTAACCCGGTTAGATTATGGGAATTCGCTGTAAATTTTGAGAAAATAGATAGATTTACACAACAATCATCAACAGAGATTTACTATCTATTGTCTAAATATTCATCAACAAAACAACACGATATTTATGATTTATATGATCGATATAAACAAGAAGAGACTATTCATAAATATAAATTTGATGAGAAACGTCTATCCAAGTTTGCTAATGCTTTCTTTAAGAACTTTGAAAGTGTTTATCCTGGATACAAAAAATTAGCATCTAATATTAAAAACTCATTTACATGTATAACTGGCTTTGCATCTGCTAGTAAAACCACGAAAACTGTCAACAAATTTAAAGAGTTAGAATTGAATAGTGGAATCAATTTCGTTTTTGTTTCACCTACTAAAGAGTTAGCAAATCACCATACTAGGCTTGGCATACAATCATATACTATGCATAATATTTTTAGCATTAATAAAGATCCACATTTTATTATAATAGATGAATTGTCTCAATTTTGTGTAGAATATGTAGCCTTAATTCAATTAAGATTTCCATCATCTTCAATTTATGCTATAGGTGATGTTGAACAAACTCCATCTATGATGGTTGAGGGTTGTACCACATTTAAGGAATTGGGTGTTATTAATAATCTTTGGGATGTCTATAAAATACCTCAGGATATAACTAAATTGTTAAATAACAAACATAAATTCTATATGCGTTCGCATTCTGATGTAGAACAAGGATTAAAGTTTTGTAGAACACCTTTAGATGATATTTATAAGAACAATCCAAAACAAAAATTTATCTGTTTTAACAACTCAACATGTCTAAATTTGCGTGCCAAGAAATTAAATGCTTCGACTATAACAACATATACTGGTAGTCGTGATCATACTGTCTTTTTTGTTGTTGATGGAGCCGCTGTTTCGTCGCAACTATTAAATAAACCTGCTTATATATACACAGCTATGACACGTGCAACACATCAATTGGTTTTATATGGAGAAGACTCCCAAATTATTAAGCAATATTATCATATCATAGGTACTGGAATCACTGCACTACAAGAGATTAATGGTGCTTTATTGTTAAGTGATAGGAAAGGCGAAGTTCAGCAATTATCTGAGATATCTGATGTTTCTAGTGTTGTTGCTGGTATTATCCCTTCTAGTGACATTGTTACTACAAATGTTTCATCTGATGTTGCTTCAACATTTATAGATGATGTCGTAAAACCGGTCAACAATCCAGGTGGTTTTTTAAATATACAAAAGACTGATGTACCTACTTTAGAAAGTGGAGGATTTTCTACTACAATAGACGCCATAATGGAAGGTCCCAAGCCAACTAAGGTTTATATGATATCTGAGCACAATAATTTTGTAAAACAACAATTGAGTTCATCAACTTTACAAACAATTCAAACAATGGTTAAAAGGTATGGTAAGAAAAATAAAATTATCAACAATCAACAAGCTAGGATAATGAAGACTGATCTTGTTAATGGATTATTAAAATCAATTAAAAGCAGTGGGTTCACGAGTCTATTAAATCGATTGAAACAAAATTCATATAAATTGAATGACCATACAGCTGACTATTTGATCGGCCTTCAAAAGAAAATAGGTAACAATCCT